CCAGAGATTACGATCTCTAAAACTCATCTTGTATATGTTGCAGAAGTCCAAGAGGATGTCTGTAAGAAGTATAATGAAATGTTTGGTAGTAAGTTGATTACTCCAGATTCCAAAAAACTAATTGTGTAATTATGAAACAAAAGAAAAGGTGTCAAATTAAGTCCAAGTTCTACTATATCTTTTGGGGAACTGCTACAGTAGCAGTTGTTCTGGGACAACTATATGTTGGAACTGGATATCGTGTCTTGCATGATGGTATGCAACAATTACTGAATAAGGTTGATGGAGTTCTTCTTCGTGCGGATGAACCGAACTACCTATGAATTTTTTAAAAACTGACAAAAGTAATTTAGTTGAACCAAGAGTAAAAACTACTCCCCAAAATGTGGCAGAATCAAACGATAGTTTATTTCGTGCTAAAATGACATTACCTGCTGCCGCAAAACATTGTGGTATGACTCAGAAAGAAATGAAATTAACCTTCTGGGAATTTTTAAAGTACAATAAACCTGATTATGAAATCTCTCAAGACGCCCCTCAGATATCCAGGGGGTAAATCTCGTGCCTGTGTTAAAATGGATGAGTTTATTCCCGATCTAAGGGAGTACAATAATTACCATGAACCATTTCTTGGTGGTGGTAGTGTTGCCATTCACATTACAAAAAAATATCCACACTTAGATATCTGGGTAAATGATTTATACGAACCTCTCTATAACTTTTGGAGAGTTCTACAGGATGATGGATATAAACTTTATAAGAGACTTCAAGAATTAAAGTCCAGATATCCGGATCGTGGATCTGCCAAAGGTTTATTTCTTGAGGCAAAAACTGTTGTAAATGATTATGATCAAACCAATCTATTTCGTGCTTGTGCTTTTTACGTTGTTAACAAGTGCTCTTTTTCTGGTCTCACTGAGTCCTCATCCTTTAGTGCCCAGGCATCTGATTCAAACTTCTCAATGCGAGGGATAGAAAAACTACAAGGATATACGAAAATAATTAAAGATTGGAAAATTACTAATCTTAGTTATGAACAACTCCTTACTGATGATAAGGAGTGCTTTACTTATCTTGATCCCCCATACGATATTAAAAGTAATCTTTATGGAAAAAAGGGAAGTATGCATAACAAATTCAATCATGATGATTTTGCCACGGATTGTGATAGATTTATTGGACCTCAACTCATATCTTATAATTCATCTCAATTAGTCAAAGATCGTTTTCAAGGATGGGAAGTGGGAGAGTTTGATCTTACCTATACGATGAGGTCTGTGGGTGAGTATATGCGCGAGCAAAAAGATAGAAAAGAACTTCTTCTCATGAACTATGATAAGAAGTCAAAAATAAAACCTGTATTTGAAGAGTGTTATAATTTTTCCAAGTTGAAGAAAGAGGGGTTGGTATGAGTAAATCAATGCGGGAAAAATTAGATAATCTTCGCCAAAGAAAAAACAAAGACTATCAAAATATTGTTTATTACTCATATAAAATGAGTATTCATGAGCATATCAATAATCATGAATTAAAACGTTTGGAACATAGCATTAGATCATTGAGAGAATTTAACAATGAGATATGTGTTTATTTGTTCTGTGATGATCATAATTTTATCTCACCAGATTTTTGTTCAAACTATGATGTAAATTTTAGATCTTTTGTGGATGGATTTGACCACGATATGTTGAGTGCCTGGTCAATTCACAGATGGTATAATCTTAAATACTTTGAAGGTAGATCCTGCAATATTCTTTATCTTGATTCTGATACTATTTTTTATGATGACCCTCAGTATCTTTTTGACACCTATTGTCATCGTGATGTGTATGGTAGAGAGGAGTTTGGATTCCGACATGACCCTAATACAGGTGGCGGCAGGGGCATCAGAGAGTCCTTAGATAAGGTAGATGCTGCCATCTATGATCTAGGGGGAAAGCGTGAGGTTTATAAGTATTGCCTAGGTGTGATATTAATGAATAATAATTTTCACGATCAAATCATTGACCGTCTTGATGAACTCACTAAACTGATGCAACTCTTTAAATTTAGTGAAGAGTTGATGCCGATTCCAAATCCACGAATTGTTGATCAGTATGCTGTATGGATTATCTTTAGTCGCCTTGAATTGGTTGGTGACATGTTTGCCACTCAAGATGTGACTATGGGATTCAAGGAACAAAAGCACGAAGAATTTTTTAATCCTGTCGTTCTTCATTACACAACAAAAGGTGAGCAGGGACTTGCCGAGTCTGACGAAAAGTATGCTAATCTTATTAGAGATACTGATGAGTTAGGCGCAGAAATAGACCCTTATAGTATGATGTTATCATGACCGAATTAAAAGACTGGCTCAACTCTATCAATCAAACAAAGAAGCATTTGATTGATGAAGACCCCTTGGTTGAAAAAGAATATCCTCCTTATATTATCAACCGTTGTTTCTCCGGACATCTTGATGCAATTATGTTTGCAAACGAGATGAACAAGTATCATTTTCTTCCAAAGAAGATGCAGTATGATTTTATGCTAAATAGTCTGAGGAAAAAGAAGAGATTTTCTCCCTGGCTCCGAAAAGATAAAATCAAAGATCTTGATTATGTCAAACGTTATTATGACTATAGTAATGAAAAGGCACAACATGCTTTGAAGATCCTAACAACAGAACAACTTAATTTTATTAAATCAAAATTTGATACTGGAGGAACAAGATGAGTGTGGTTCAAGAGCCTATTGTGAAATGGTCACCGGACCAGATGGTTGAAGTGGTTCTTGGAGAACCTGATGACTTTCTCAAAGTAAGAGAAACACTAACAAGAATTGGTGTTGCATCAAGAAAGGAAAAAAAGATTTATCAATCTTGTCATATTCTTCATAAACAAGGTCGTTATTATCTTGTGCATTTTAAAGAACTCTTTGCACTAGATGGTAAACACGCCAATATCACAGTTAATGATGTCCAACGACGTAATCGTATTGCTCAATTACTTGCTGATTGGGGTCTTATTAGCATCGTTAGTGTTGATAAAATACAAGATATTGCTCCACTAAATCAGATTAAGGTTCTTTCTTATAAAGATAAGCAAGACTGGGTTCTTGAAACTAAGTATAATATTGGGTCCAAAAAGAAAAAGGTTGAAGAAACCGAATAAGTTTCAGGAGGTGCTTGACACCTCTTTTTTTTATGTTATACTGTATAAATAAAGTACGCTTCATCAAAGAGCATTAATGCCTTGGAGATGAACAATTACACGGAAAAAAAATATGTTAGAGACAAAAGTCTATAGGCAATTTTGTGAGGATGTAGAAAAAGTCATCTTCAATCTCGCAAGATTTACCAGTAAACAAATAAAGGTGCTTCAAAAGCAGATGAGCATCGGTAAGTCTTTCTTTATGGGAAATAAATTACCCACGATGTTGAAAGAAGCGTTTCCTGAACTTAAATTTATCATCAGGATTTCACCAACCACTGAGGTTGCCGATGATGATTTTTTGACAGCAATTGAATATGTTAGAGTTGAAGGATTTGATAATGATACAAAAGTAAAGTATAGGTCGAAACGTATCACAGGTCGAACTAGTGATAGTCTCAAAGAGGATCTGCCAGATTTTGCATCAAGCGATAATGTTTTTGTATTTTCTATTACTCACACTAGGTTCGCAAGTGAATTTAAGGCAGGCACTTTTCTTCCTTATGCTCATTTAAGTGTTCTTTTAATTGAGGAAGCACACCAGTTTTTGGCGGTTGGGGATGAAGGAAATGTTCCTTACGGATGGGGAACAGGGTATAAGTCTCCATTTGATGCTAACATTGCAAAAAATTTAATTGAGTGGGCAGACATTAATGGCAGAATTTTGGCATTTACTGCCACACCTACTATTCATCATACAGCTTCTCTTCCTGGATATGGTTTTGATATTCCTGATACAAACACTAAATTGAGTGATTTGTTTGATGTATGTAATGACTTGGCAAGTTTGGATGATTTAGTTGAAACTCAATCATGGTTGGACGAGGTTCATCAATATGAATTTGAAATGGGAGGACCTCCAGATACTAAGAGAGGAAAACCTGGTGCCGCTCAGGATTCTGTTAGAGAACCTGTATTGCAGGCAATTGATAGTTTATTTGAGAGAGAGAAGGAACTTGAAAAATTAAAAATTAAAGATTCAAATGTTGAGTCAAAACTAACTGGACTTTTCATGTGTGGTATGGGTAAGGGTGTATGGGGATGTCCTATCCATAAAAATGAACATCATGATGTCGGTATGGTTGAAATTATTTCTGATTATCTTTTGAGTAAAGGTTACCCTGAAGAAACAGAGATGATCGCTACTTTACAAGAGGATAGTGGAGGCGGTAATCGTATATGGGATTTGAGTGGTAAACCACCAAAAACTGAGGATGGTAAAAAGAAAAAAGTTCATTTTGATGAAATCAAAAGAAAAATGTTAGATCCTCATGATCCCTTGAGATATTTGATTGTTATTAATAGAGCAAGATCTGGAATCAGTATCATGAATCTTGGTGCTTTGGTTGTTGGAGTCGTCAGAGATCCAGCATATTCTCGCACTCACATCCCCCTTCAAATTTTTGGCAGGATGTTAAGAGGAAATCCTGGAACAGGCACTAGATTTACTGAAAAATATTATAACAATCACACTAACTATCTTTCTGGATATTCTTTTGATGAGAATGTTGACATTGAAACAGTTGTAGATACTTATAAAGTTGCAAACAAATTTGACATTTGGTATCCAAAAGATAAGTATCAAAAAACTCTTGATGTGTGGAAGGACGCAGTAGATGATCTTAAAAAAGATTATTGTAATACTGTTGATGCGGGATTTGCTTGGTTACATAAAATGACTGGGACTAAACCAGAAGAACCATATTCTTTTGTCAAAGGTTTTACTGGCACAGAGCAACTTTTGTGTCCACACTGCGGAAAACCGGTGTATTATTCCGTAGACAAAATGGGTGACGGCACTTTGATTCCATTCTTTGATGATTAAAACCGAATAATAATCTACGGGGTTCACTACCCCGTTTTTTTATGCTTTGTTATAAATAAGTATGGATGCCTTCGGGGTCCACAAAACACAAACTCGCTTTTAAAGGAGCTAAGAATCATGGGAAACCTTGCACGGTATACTGCTGCGGACCTGCCTGCGCTGATGG